CACTGCCGAAGGAGAAGCCTGCAATCAGTGTGAGTCTTGTCTGGCATTCAACGAACAGCGTTCTTACAACATACATGAGCTGGATGCCGCCAGCAACAACTCGGTAGAAGATATCCGTTCGCTGATTGAGCAGGTACGTATCCCGCCACAAATCGGCAAGTACAAGGTATATATCATTGATGAGGTCCATATGTTGTCGCAAGCCGCCTTCAATGCTTTTCTGAAAACATTGGAAGAACCGCCTCATCATGCCATCTTCATCCTTGCCACAACGGAAAAGCATAAGATACTGCCGACTATTCTGAGCCGTTGCCAGATTTATGACTTCAACCGCATCGGCATCAAAGACACTATCGACCATCTGCAATACGTTGCCAAACTGGAACATATCAACGCCGAACCCGAAGCCCTGACTGTCATCGCACAGAAAGCCGACGGTGGTATGCGCGACGCTCTTTCCATCTTCGACCAAGTAGTCAGCTTCACAGGTGGGAACATCACTTACAAAAGTGTGATTGAAAACCTGAATGTCTTGGATTACGAATATTATTTCAAGCTGACCGATTTGTTGCTTGAAAACAAAGTTCCCGAATCCATGCTGCTTTTTAACGACGTATTGAAAAAAGGATTTGACGGCAGTCATTTCATCACCGGACTATCCTCTCATTTCCGGGATTTGCTGGTGAGCAAGGACCCTTCCACCCTGCAATTGCTGGAAGTAGGCGCCGGTATCCGCGACCGCTATAAAGAACAAGCACAAAAATGCGACCAGAAATTCCTGTACCGTGCCATGAAGCTATGCAATGATTGTGACCTGAACTATCGTGCAAGCAAAAACAAACGTCTGCTGGTAGAACTGACACTGATTCAATGCGCCCAACTCACTCTGCCCGATGCCGACGATGCAAGTGGTGGGCGTGGCCCTAAGAAGATATTAAAACCCCTATTTACGCAGCAAGCGGCTTCCACAGACGCCACGCAGTCACAGCCTCAGGCTAAAACTGCCGCTGCACAGACCGCAGCAACTGCCGCTCCTCAGCCACAGGGTACAAGTACAGCCGGCAGTATGAACGCAAACCGTCCAAGCCCGCTGCCTCAGACCAGAGAAGAGAAAAAAATCCCGGTGTTCAAGGCGGGCTCACTCGGTATATCCCTGCGCCGTCCTTTGCACGAACAGCAAGCCGCGGAGAAGCAAGAAGCAAAAGCGGCAAGCACCGCTGTCCAAAACGATGCCACATACGAAGATTATATTTTCAATGAAAAAGATCTGGACTATTACTGGCGTGAATTTGCAGCCGCCCTGCCCAAAGAAGAGAAGGCTAACTCAGCACGAATGATGAACATGCATCCGCATTTGTTGAATGACACGACTTTTGAAGTGACAGTAGACAATGATATGGTGGAAAAATATATGGTACAATTGATACCATCGGTTCAGAATCACTTACGCGAACGTCTGCACAACCGGAAAATCACCATGACGGTACGTGTCAGTGCCCCTACCGAGAACATCCGTGCTTACAGCCACGTGGAACGTTTCCAGATGATGAGCAAGAAAAACCCGAATCTGCTGAAATTAAAAGAAGCACTGGGATTGGAGTTATCATAAAACCTATTAAAATAAAAAAACACCGGGAAATCCTTCAAATCCTTCATATTTACACAATACATTGTTTTTCAATGTGTTGTCGTGAAGGATTTTGAAAGGGATCCTTCATAAATGATTCATTGAGCGTAAGCTATACTTTTCCAGCCTTTGCGTCAATCAATTTATATCCATAATAATATCCCGATTAGATTGTTTTTACATCCATTATAAAATCAATCTGCCTGAACTATGGGTACTGTTTCTTATTCACCTTTTGTATTCACCACTTTCCGCATTATCATCCATACAGATAAGTGCTGGAAAAAGAAAAATTCTTGAATTGTTCAAATTCAAGAATCTACAACTTTAACTTTTCTACTTTTGCGGAGAGACGGGGAAACTCTCTATCCGCATATTTTTGCAGCTGAAAATCAGCAAGTTGTTACACCTTATATTTAGGCTCATGTCACATTTTATGCACAAATTGTGATAAAACACTACGCTTTCCGATGCAAATATACATCTAAAATTTGAATTTTAAGCACGATTATCTTTATCAAATTTACATTTTAAAGCAATTTCCCCATTAAAATACTTCATAAATTAAGGGTAGCATCTTCAATTACTGAGTTGACACTACCCCATTTTGACAGACAATAAAGAAAATACATCATATTTATATCAACCAAGCATTTTCATAAGGGTCAAAATCTCTATGAAAAGTCTCACAAGCCCAATCAACTTTAGGCAAGCAGGAATCATGCTCTCGTTTTCTCGGAAGTTGTGGATTAATTTTAAACTTGGATGCGTTATATAGCCATGTGATTGAATCTTCGTATGCCCATCTACGAGTTTCTGAAATATTAGTCGGTGATATGATTGAGTGCAGATGATATAATGCAATCCGACTCATGTGAGCCACTATATTGATGTTTCTCGGATCATCCCTTGTTATATTCTTACCCTCTACCAACTCATCAGGGTTCGGGTTCATCACAGGATAAAATACGGTTCCTTCAGCTACAACATAATCGTGCAAATCTTCTGCATACACATATTCCAATTCCTCTGAATAATCCCCTATCAGCCCCCATTTATCATCTTCTTCCGGTGTCAATACCAATTCCGAATCTGAAAGTTTGTCAGAACTTTCTTCAGAACCATCTTCAGTTTTCTCTTCAAGATATTGATAAAATCTCTCATTAAAAGAGCAGACCATGTTTTTCCCCCATTCAAGATTAGGCTCCCATGCTATAATTTCAGCTTCTTTCCAAACTATAGCACCAGGTATATGAATATCTCCGGCATCATATCCATGAGGTGTCACACACTGCCAATATTCGGTTCCAAATTTTACGACCTCGCCCTTTGAATAAGTGCGTAGCTGAGAATACTTCTTTGCTTTATCAATAAGAAGCGGATCAATAAATTCGACTATCTGCCTCCAATATACAATTTTGGTCGGTCTCTTCAAGCTATTGATACAAGTCAATGTTTTGAATATATCTCCATCCTTCTTAATCCATACTTGTCCCGGATAAGACACGAAAATGTTATATTCACGGATGTTTTTACCTACTGCCAATACTTTCTCAATTTCATAATATTGGTCTAGATACTCCAACATTTGCATTTCAGCTCTTTGTTCGGCCTGCGGTATTCGTTCAGGGACATCCCTGATAATTTGCTTCATGTGCTCTTCTGTCGCGATGGAGCAATAATCCTTATCTGTAAGAAAGCGTAAATATGCCATTATGTTTTTGTTTTTTATTTATTAATAGTCAAAGTCACCATAAACGGTCTCTCCCATATCTATGGTTGTAACTATCTCTACAGTTGCTGTACGATATTTAGAATATTCCTGACCGAGATAATAAATCATAGCATAATCAAAACAGTCTGAAAAGTGCCCATATCGCTCTACACGTTCTCCATTTTCATTCAACACTTTCTTTTTCTCTTTGGTGCCATCAGGGTTCTTTTTCTGATACACAAAGTCCTCAGTCAGTCTATGACAACGGGCATCTATTAATACACTCCATCCATCATATCCACTCAACAGTTCATTAATAAACTCCAATCTCGTTACCATTGCCGGTTGCTTGCTTAGAAGCTGTATCTTTGGCTTTAGAACGGAATTAGTCATATTCTTATTGGCTATGGTAAAATTATTCACCCCATCTTCAGTTTGAGTAGAACGAGCCAAACCTGCCGGGTCTCCAGTAATAAGAGCACCACCAATATGACCACCAGCAACAAGCTGTGACGCTATCCACTTGGTAAAAGCAGGCGTGTTATTCCTCTTGTCCTTTGGGTAGCCGATGTATTCTGGATAAATATAAACTTTCTTGTTTTCAAAGTCTATCTGCATAGGCAAACAGCTCATATAAGGATTGACATTAAAGTCAAAACTTAGTATAATCGGTTTCATCGGGTCATAAACCCGCTCCATAAGATTGTGAATAAGATGCTTATCGCCATCAAAATTCCAATAGGCGGCCATTTTATTACTGGTTGTGAATAACCAGTTACCGTATAACAAACGGTCTCTGTCTGCTTTATTACGCAATTTGCTCAATTTATTATAGTAAATTGCCCGAAATTGCTCATTAGGATTATCGAACAAACTGAAAGGAATATAACGATAGCCTTTAGGTAAATCAACAGGTTCTCCGTCATCGTTCATAACAAAAGTTGATCTGACCCATGTTAAACATGGATTTGTTGACATGAATAATTTTCCGACAACGAAAGTTTCTGCTATTTTATAACGAATACGAGAAGCCAATACTTCAACAGCCTTTTCCGATACCTCAGACACCTCATCAATAAAACCACCAGTAATTTCAAGTGAACCTAAAGAGTTGAAATCCGGGTCGCCAGGACTGGGCGTTAAATCCATTGCTATAATTTCAGATCCATTCCAGAACGTGATTGTGTACAATAAGTTATTAATATGATAATGTACATCCTGTTTTAATCCCCAATCTTTTAATACGTCTTTTAACGTATTCCATGTCGTTTCCAAAAGTGTTTTCCGAACCTTACGAGCAACCACCATTCTAATTCCATCAAATTGCATACAATTAAGTGTAAGCCAACAACATCCGATGTAACTTTTTCCACCACCTGCTGAACCACCACCAAGCACCTGCTCTGGAATGTCTGTATTTCCACATTTATCACAAGTTGCTTGATAAATTTGATGTCCATTCTTATCAAATCCATTAGGTTTCATAACAAGTTTACCACCACATTTATCACAATGATTGGGTTGTAAAGCATTCCACAATTCATATTGTCTTTCAGATGGTTTAAATGTTATATTAAGACCTCTCGGTTTTTCTAATCTTGCCATATCAATGTTTTACTATTAATAGTCATCTATGCCTGATATTTAAAATGCCGCACTACTTCACAGCAGAGCGGCACACATTTTCACCTTTTAAATTTATCAAATGAACAAAAGTAAGAGTTTATTTGGCTTTTATCTTTTTCAGTTTATCAGTTGAACCTTTACCAAGCAACTTCAGTTTTTCAGGTGTGATTGTTTTTATAGGTTTCTTATCCATTATTCAATAATATCTATTGTTTGTAAACTGACAATATTAGCTTTCGGATTATGATTTATTACACGAATACCTTTAGGTTTCTTCCATTTAATTAATCCGAAAAGTATAGACCGTTTCTTTTGAACACTGATAATGGTCAGACTATCACGTATTTCATAATCTATAATTGCATTTCTATCCGGTAATACTTCTACATCTATCCTAACAAAATCATCTTCAAGTTTAGCACTAATTCCTCCAAAGGAATCTATAACAGCAGGAATTGTGTCAACATCATGTACTATTGTTTCAATCTCAGTAACAGAATTGACATCTTTGGGCTTTAGCTTTGAAGCATTAAGCAATTTGTCATATTTTGCCTTCAAATTATCCTTTGTAATATTCAGACTTTTTACTTCTGCTTGATACACTTTTATTGAATCATTCAATTGTATCTCAGCAAACTTGATTTGTTGATGCAAATCACTAATAGTGTTTTCAAGTACATTTGCTTTCTTATGGTATGTCACAGTATTGTGCATACTTCTATACAGAGATACACTCAATATAATAATAACGATATATGCCCAGAATTTCTTAAACAGCATCTTCAACATAACTATTCATTTTATAGGTTGGCATACTCTCGCTTAGCATCAAAACTCGGACAAGCTTTTGCTGCAAATTCACAATGACCATGAATTGTGGCATTAGGATAAAGTTTCTTCAAACTCTTCAACAAATCTATAAGAGCCTTTTTCTGTGCCTCTGTACGGGTATCTTTCGGTGTAGTTCCTACTACAGCACGACCACCAATATAACAAATACCAATACTGATAGAATTGTGATTTGTGCAATGGGCGCCTGAAATATTCACATCTCTCCCCTCATGAATTGAACCATCTCTATAAATCACATAGTGATAACCAATATCACTAAAGTTACGAGCCAAGTGCCATTTACGAATATCCGCAACAGTGAAATCTTTACCATCTGGTGTATCAGAACAATGCACAATTATCTCCTTGATATTGCGCACACTCTTTTTTATCTCGCCATTATCCTTGATACCAAGTTTAGCCCACGTATTGTCACCCACAATTCCGTCAACTTTCAATCCATTAGATTTTTGAAAATCTCTAACAGCTTCATCTGTCAAGTCACCAAATATGCCGTCCACAATTAAATTTAGTGATGCTTGTAAGGTTTTTACTTCATTACCACGACTCCCTTTTCTTAATATATTCATAATATATATATTTAATAAACCACTACAAATTCTATTTACACTTTACGTTCTCTATATTCTGGAAGAATGTACTGAATGTTAATTGCTGCTTCATGCAATGTTTTATGAATAATCTCCTCATCCGGATATTTCTCGTCCGTAAACTCACAAAATATATTTCCCACCCAATCTGTTGAACTATTTAGACGTTTAATCGCTACAGCCTCACATCCATTAACAGACAATAAAGATTTTGCTACTTTATCATTGACTTCACTATCAATATCTGTATAATACATGAATAAATTCTCTGCCAATTTTTTAGAGAAGGCAGCCACCTCGCTCATTGGAAGTGATTGTATGCAATCTCTCATGCCAGACACTCCTTTTCGCTTCACCTCAAATTGAATCGAAAGAAATGCTATATGACTAAGTGGATGCGGCTGAACAATATATACCCGGTCAGCCTTTAATTCATATAAGATTCTCCACAATTCTCCAAACACTTTTGCCGTATTCTCATTTCGCTTATATGACTTACGTTCTTCCTCTTTTTTGAAATATTCCACTTTCAAATCTGTTATTTTATTTTTTGTATATTGATTATAAGCGAAATATGCAGCCACTATTGTACCTATTGCACTAAATACATTTGCTAAATCTATATTCATCTTGTATTACAATATTGTTGATTTTAAAATGCTTAATGTTCTTGTTTTATCAATCTCGCCCGGCCCTTCAATAGAGCAAACTGGTACATAATAATTTCTTATACGGCGCATAACCTTCACATCAGCATATACACCAACTACGTTTTTACCTATTTTCATCAGTTTTGTAACAATACCAGTCTTATTGGTCAATATATTATTGCCACTCTTATCAAGCTGTTTTGAATATCGGATAGTAATTTTATCACCAATCATTAATGAATTCATAATTAAAGACATCTTACATAATTACTATTGTTATTCAATCACTTCACCAAGTTCATTTCCCTTGTTCGACTCTGGCATAACCAAGTTAAACACAATACCGTCACCATTAGTGCCCTCAAGCATCACCTTGTGTGCAATATCTTCCTTAATTCCATACATATCAGTCAATTTACTGATAGCATTGACTGCAACAGAACGTAAGGCGGCAGGTGATAATGGGGTTCCAAACTTATCTGCACACATCAGAGTAGAACATTCATCAGCAATTTTCAACAATGTTTCAGTCAATCGTGGTCTGAGTGTGGCCGCATTGACCACACTTTCACTTTGAATTTGGTCAATGCGGTCTCTTATGTCATCACGCAACATCAATTTCCTTGCAGCAAGAGCTATTTCCACATCCCTTTTTGAGCTGTCATTCAATGGGTCTTTAAGCATACCAGTAGAACCATTGAAAACCAAGTCATACGTTTTATTAGCATTTCCGTTGTATGGCGATGGTCCACAGGAAAACACTAAACAGAACTTTTCTTCCAAGTCCGTGAGTTTATTATCTTTCATTTGCCAATATAATTTTAATGAAAATATATCTTTATAGATAATAGAATACTCACAAACAAAGTCTAAAAATCAATCCCCTGAAGGTGTATTATTAATGGCTTGATTCATTATTTTATGTCTGAACAACTTTACTATTCCTTGTAAACACTGGTCTATTCGTTCTATAGTATTCAATTCTGCCATATTGAAATTTATTTGAAGCGCATAACCACCAATATACGCAAGTACCTTACCAGTTTTTTCATCTGTAATCTGGCAAATATCATAATCCTGAAGTTCACGAAACATCATCACTCCTGTAGTCACAGAATCAAGATAGGCTTCAGGGATTCCATTTTCATTTATCAATTGAATCGGTGTTGGCGTGTCAACTCGTTGCATTTTTACAATCTGGTTTTGTTGAGTATTAATAGCACCTGACTTCACTGCAATATTTTTCCCCTCTGCAAATATTGGCTTTTTAGCCTGCGCGTCAGATTGGAGCTGCTGCACACTATCTTGTTCATTTTCCTTGATTTCTTCAATAGCTGTACTTGTCATTGGAACCATGGTTCCTGTTTTTTTGTCAAATTGAAATTTATGCTTCATACTACAATAGTTTTAAATTTTAAAATGGTCTCTCAATTTTTCTTGCTTCTCAGTAGCCAAACCACCAATAGCATTACCTCCAGTACTTTGTTCACGCATTCGGGATGTAACGATCCTCAAAATCTCCCTTGTCGCTGTTACATCGGCATCAGCGTCATGTGCATCTTCCAAATCAATACCAAATCGTTCTGCCATTGACTCCAGCCTCCATGTTGTAATGCTTTTGTCATTATCAAAAGTTAGCTGTGATAAAATGATAGTATCAAGTTGTGCCGGCTGGAAATTTCCCCAAAAATCCTTTTCTCCCCGAACCAATTTACAGAAATCATTCCAAAGCCCGGAATACAACATTATCTGCTGCATGAACTTTTTATCAAATAATGGATTTTGCCCTACCATAATTGGTTTATTACTTGCCGCCACAGAAAATGTATTCCGTTTTATAAAATCACAAATCTCTTGACAAACATTTTCCAATGGTTTTCCCATACTGTATAGGATATCCATTGTTATATGCGAGTATTTCAATGCAACATCTTCATAATCCATTAATTCCGAATCATCATTATCATATTTGTTTTTCAACACCTTTCGTTTCGGTTTTCCAATATCTGTTTTTTTATTGTATGGATAAATATAGGATGAGTATTTTTCCATTACCTCAAACGTATCAAGACGAACCGCATGAAGTGAGATTTGAGTTGCCGCACATCTGATGCAATCTGTACCTCCTGTTTCAAAATCATATACTATTGCTGTGACAATGTTTACTTTTTCTGCTGGTGCTGCCATATCATTTATTTTTGATTTTTTCGTAAATACTTTCTATGCTTGAAAATAAATCAGCTTTCTTCCCATTATTTTCAATTACATAATCATAATCCTCATCTTTTAAATCTCTCCGCTCATCACGACGTAAACGAGTTTCATCAATACCAGACTTTCTACGTAATGACTTATCTCGCTTAATCAAAACTGTATATATATCATATACATCACCAAAATCCTTACGTAGATTTTCCAAACCTTTTTCATCTATCACATAGACCGTACATGGTCCAAACACTTGCCATTTTGTAGCATAATAATATGCACCCCCAAAATGAGCGTAAGCGATTAACTCTGTTCTATCTGGTACTATATCAATAAAATGATGGTCCCTACCCTCAACCTCCGTTTCTCTTGGAGGTCTGGTAGTGAAAGAACAAATGACATTCGCATCTTTATGATACTTCAAATGCAGGGATGCAAGCGTTTTTCCACAACCTGACCCACCAATAATGCACATGATTTTAAGTTTCTCCATATTTTCAATTGGGTTTAAATATTCATTGATTCTGAACCGTAAAATCTCTTTCATCAACATTTTAAGTCTGGTCGGGGTCACTTTCCCCCGTTTTCGACTATAATGTGATGCTATTTTCAAATTTCGTTTAATCATATTCACTTGTACCTGCTGTGGGTCTCTCCAATGATACCATGTGATTGCATCACCATTATCATCAAAAAGATTAGGCATGATATAATTCTTTATATTATCATGATATATCGTCAAATCACGAGCCTTTGCAATAGCCGATTGTATTCTATACCACCCCTTATATCCCGTAGCAGCACTCTCCTTTCTGAATTTTCGGATTTGTTCTTGAACTTGCTCATCAAGTTCTTCTCGTATATCAATCAGAAATGACATATTATATCAATTTAAAGAATGAATTTTTACCAACCTGAAGTGTATTCTTTTCATCGTAATCACTCCATTTTACATTCACGACAATGGCAATAATGTGTCCTACAGAATTTTTAAACTCCTTTTTCAGTATGTCCCAATCATCCCAAATTGTCAGAATATTGGTTTCCGTATTTTGTTGCAATTCTATTTTTCCGAAATGTTTTGTTTCACCAGTACGCCTGTCTTTATATGACTTGTCCGAAACAGAACAAATAGCCGCACAAATAACCCCTTTCCTAAGTTCATAAAACATATTATTCAAATCTTTGAACTCAATGTATTTATAAGATTGTAGAGACTTTGGTTTTTCCATATTATCATAAATTCTACGATAATCAATGGAACCATGACCTGAAATTGCGATTTGCTGTTTACTCCAAAAATAATGCTTATCACGCATATCCTCTGGAACTTCTTTTTCACTCAACTTAAATCCCAAAAGAGTGGCAGCTTTATCGAGCAATCCATACCGTTCCAGCACAGAACCAACATGCTCACACTTATCAAAAGCACCGGAAAAAATAAGGTTCCTGACACTACGGGCCGTAACAGGACATCGTTCTCTGGTTTCTTCCGTACCTTCATCATTAAAACTCTTAAATTTACTCTTAAATATACGTTTGATAAAATCATCCAAGTTATAGAACTCACCATATAGCTTACGCTCCTGGACTATATACTTCACTGCTTTTGGTCCTAACTGTTTTATACGAGTCAAAGACCAATAAATCTTATTATGCTTAAAATCTGCCGTAAAATTTTCATCTGAAATATTAATATCCGGCTGTTCAATTTCAGTTCCTCCAACAGCTTTTATCTCATTCATCAAAACCGCCATTTTATCTTCGTCTTGGTCTCGCAAAACTACAGTATAGAAAGCTGTAGGATAATATGTTTTTAACCATGCCCCGACATAGGCAGTCAAACCATAAGCTGTTGCATGAGAATTGCAAGTGACAACACCTTTCCCGGTCAAAAAAGTATGATATGGATCTGCCATTTCAACATCATATACATCCATATCACACAAATACACCACAGAAACAACCTGCGCCACAGCTGTTCCAAGTCCTTTGCGCCCCATTTTTGTGCGCCCCATTTGATAATGTGCCTTTTTATGACAGCTAACACATATAGTTTGTACATTTGAATAGTTTTCACCTACATCTGAATGATCTCCATTAATGTGATGAACTTCTAAGCGTTTATCTTTACAGCCACAAATTTCACAATAATCCTTTTTGAGATTTTTTTCGTAATACTCTAATTTTGTATAGTTTGTATCACGTTTGATAAAGCCACATTGACCTGCTTTAGTATTGATAGTGTATGGCTCCACATTATCATTTGAATGATAACGTGGATCGTTTTGCTGTCCTCTATCCGTAAAACGATATGACGTGTCTTCTTTTATCCATCCAACTCTTATAAACATAAAATCCACTCCGGGAACCAGTTGGTCTGTGCGTTTTTCACCGTTAAGAGTTGGATGTTTATGATTATCCGTCACATCAATAGTAGCACCATTTGCAAGCGTTATCCGATATACCGGACGAACACCCTGATAGCGAATATCAACAATTCTATTTATAACCAACTTATCTTCTTCGTTCAACGACCAACAGGTGCCATATCCATACTTGATGTATTTACGTCTAAGAGATAATCTACCATTAATTTTAGCCCATTCATAATCATGTACTGTACGCCACATATCACCAATATTGATTCTGGTTCCGCGTCCTTTCTCTTTATGTTTCCCCCACAGATATTCATGTCCACCTATACAGGCGTTGAATGAATATTTGGCTGCATCCTCAACATTACTCCAAATTTGGTCGGCGGCTTCTTTCGGACATCCGTTTTGTTTAGCACCTGAGAAAAACTTATCTTGGAATTTGCGAACCTTTTCCAGTTTTTTCTTACTTAGAGCCTTGACCAGATTCACTCCATCACCCAAACTTAAACCACCTACTTTTTGAGCAACACGAGAAATCTGCTCTTGATAAACCATCTGAGCGTATGTATCTTTTAGGATTTCATACGTTCCCCATAAATACGTTGGCTCATACTCACCTCGTTTAGCACGCACATAATTATCAGCAGCACCAGAATCCAACGGTCCCGGACGAAACAGGGCAACCGATGCGATAAGGTCATTGACATTATCGGGAGCAAGACGCTTTATGAATTTTGTAATACCTTCACCACCCATTTGAAAAACACCCTGAGTATTACCTTCACGAATGATTTTAAAAACCTTCGGGTCATTCAAATATTTAGATGCAATTTCCAATATAGTATAACGCACATTATACTCATTGCTTACAAGATTCAATGTATCAGAAAGTCTTGTAAGCTCCCTGATACCAAGAACATCATTTTTAAGGATACCGATTGCATCAATATCATTACCGGAAATCTCAGAAACAAGAAGGTCGCCCATCTTTCTAATGGGTAACAAATCAAAACACTCAACACGCTCCCCCTTGACAAATTCGGGAGTAATAATCAATGCAGAAGCATGGATACCGGCAGATCGTGCCTGTCCCATGATTGGCAAAATCTCTTCAAATACATCAGGATATTTCATTATGAAATCCCTCATTCGTTTATCGGTTGATGCCATTTTCATCAAATCCGTCCACGTCATATTATCATCAAGAATAGCTGTGAGATAATTGGTAGTAGCTTGCGAAATTTTATAAGTCCGGGCCACATCTTTGATTACTGATTTGATTTTTTCAGTGGTAAATGTGCCAGCAGAAAACACCCTCTGCAACCCCTCCTTATTGTATCTTCTCTCTAAATATGCCTTAACCTCATCTCTACGTTCCGCATTAAAATCTGAGTCAATATCTGGCAATGAACCATGATTGCGCTTTACATACCCGTTTCCGGCATAACAGTCGCTTACTAATACTGTGTTAGTTTTTCTGACTATGGATTGAATTTTCATACTGCAAAATATTAGGCAATGTGTGAAGTAAATCACAATTATCAAACTGAATATCATCACCTTCTTGCAGTTCATCTGCATACACAATTAATTGCTCTCCATTACGATTTACAACTAATTCTGCATCTTTATCAAGCAAGAGTCTTTCCCCGTTTTCAAAAGCCAATTCAAAATAATCCGAGGACTTAATTTCTTCTGCCATTATTGTTACTTTATCAGGTACAAGGCCGGCTCTCTCTGGTAATAGAAAACGCTCAAAAATCAAATCATATTTAAGTGGGTCAATAAATGTAATGCCCATCAAATACAACAATAAACATCCTCCGGCAGATCCACGTCCAATGCCAGTCAAAATACCATTTTCTTGCGCCCAATTCAACTCATCTCTCTGAATCAAGAAATAATCCACGTTATCCGTGCTCTCTATGACATATTTTTCATATTCAACACGCTTACGATATCGCTCTTCCTCTCCCTCTGGAACCAACTTCTTAAACCCATCTTCAATTAATTGGTGAAACATATTAAGCGTATTTCCATATTTAGCTTGTTCCTGTGAGGTCATATCATATTTTGGGGCATAGTTATCACTCAAATCATAAGCAGCTGTGGCATTTTCAATAATATCAGCAGTGGATTCACACATATCATAAAACACATCATCATCATATCGGTCCGAGAATAAAGATCTAAATTCATTATACAATTCGTCTATAGTTTTCAAATACTGGTTATGCGATTGTTCATGTGCCGCACCAGTATCAATTTTATTGAGAATGATTTTTGTTTTCCAATCCTCTTTATCCAAATAATATACATCTTGAATAAGAACCGGACGAATATTCATGTAATATTCTAAATCACCTAAATAAAAATTATCAAAATATGCCTTTTGACTTTGAAGAAGAGTTGAATCTATTCTGTCAGCACGATATTCAGTCGTATCAACTTGAAAAAACACCCACCCAGAAAAAGCTGTAATAAAATCCTGAAGAATCCCCTTATTGTCAGTCAGCCAATGTCCGGACCATTTATCAAAAACCAAAGTATTACCATCTGCCAAATTCAAAAAATCAATCAGGTTAATCTCTTTGGTGTCTATATTGTCAACAGCTATTGCCTTTTGAATACGGAGCATATTTTTAAACCCCTGTTGCGTAGCTGAATATATTTTAACCCCAACTTTATCTTTCCCGGTATTTACTGTCAATGAATAGCCAAAACAATATTTAATACCTTTTTCTGTTGCAGATTGCTGTAAATCCAAAGACGCTGCCATTGTATTTCTATCCGCAACAGATAAGCCTTTATATCCTAAAAATTTTGTTTTTGTGCACCAATCTTTCAATAAACCACTTCCATTTAGTAATTCATATCCAGAGTGGATGCCAAGCGGATAAAATTCACATTGGTGTTCAAATACTGGTGAATCACCAACATATCTAAGTATTTGAAATTGTAAATCCAATGGGTCTTCACGGATATCCACATAAAACCATCTGCAACCAAATGGAAAAACAATATAAGTAATATCATCAGCCAAAAGATATGATATGTTCTCAATAGAATTAAAAACAGCCTCTCCATCTTTATTCTGTTTGAAAATATGGTCGTAATTTTCCTGAATTAAACATCTGCCAAATCCAGGAATAACCAATACATCTTTTCTTAGAGAATAAGTTATATGATGATTGTCAAGCCATTCTTTTAATGTTACTACTTCACTCATTTTATCCAAGATTAAATTCACGAATCGTTTTTAAATTAAAAGCAAAGACGTCATAGATATCCTCAACGTCCATCTCATCCCAGTCTTTACCAACACCATTAGGAATGTCTGCAATCAATACATCAAAGTATTTTTCCAATTCCATAGCAATTTTGGATGTGGTTTCTTTTGCATCATTGTCATAGCCTATTACAATTTGTTCAACACCTTTTTTCTGTAACTTAAACATTTGCTCTTGGCTGATCTTTTTGCCAAAAGTTGCTATCGGAACAATATGTTTATTGTCATAAAGTTCTAATTTTCGATTAAGCCCAACAACATCGAATGGCCCCTCGCACAGAATTACAGAGTGAGTAGTCATTGCTTCAATAGCATCATAATTATATAACATTTTAGAAAATCCATTCCCAATACGTTCATCTGAATTTTTATATCGACGTATCTTGAAATGATGTTTGGCATTGTATGAATCTATTTCTTCTTTACCAAGAATGCTACGCGCAACAAATCCAACGCATCTACCCTCATCACGAACCTCCAAAATAATATAATCGTTGTACTCTCTGTCAAAACCACGATTAGTACCAACTGGGAAATATTCATAATCATCCATAACCCAACCACGTGATTTCAAATAACTATTTTTATAACAGCGTTTATAACCATCTGGCATTACTGCATCAACCAATTCATCATCTATTTCATCATCAAACATAGACGAAATATCTGTTTCTGAGTCATCAAGTTGCGCTGTTTCTTTTGGAAGCAAATCCTCTCTCCCAAGTGCTTTCAGAGTCTCCTTCAATGAACCATATCGTCTGTTACAATGATAGCAATTAGACATGCCAAAGCGCTTCTTTCCAAGATTGTTTCCAACATAAATTCCATACTTAAAACCGTCATGTCCACAGAAAGGACAATGTTGTATAAGTATATTCCGGCGAGACCCGTCCATCTTACCGCTAAAGTCATAAAGCAGTTCTTCTGTAATAGAACGCTGCATTTCTGGTGTGATAATCATTGTGTGTAATCAACTTATTTAATTGCTTTAATCATTTATTCCTGCGGTAAATTTAATGTTCGCACCCTATCATAGAAAACTTCATGCTCATAGTCTAAAGCAATCCTAAAAGGCTCTCCCTTTTTACAAAATCTAAACTTATCAGCATAAAGCCTCATGGTTCCCTCGCGATATTCCTTCTTGCTTTGATTCAACGATATAAGATGTGTACAAGGTCTCTGTAACCCCTTACATTCAGATGTATTAAATGCTGTAAGCACATTCTTCTCATCATTCACCCATTCAGGATTTTCAATAGTAGCCTGATACGTTACGACTAACCATCCGTCTATTTCACCAGCAAGGTCTTTTAAGTCTTGAGCTGTAGCGATACGTTTATGTCGTAATGATTTCGCATCCCAGTTCTTTCCTGAAGAATCAGTACAAAGGTCAAGCGAATCGACAATCACAACATCAGGGTATTTTCCAAATTTTTCCCTATATTTATCACAATCAGTTCTAATATCTGTAGTCGATACTTCTTTGCCAAATTTAGGGTAAGCCTTTACTTTCAATGTCCCTTTATAAGTATCAAGCAGACTTTTCAAATGCTCTAATGTATGATTATTGACCTTTCCGCTCTCATATTCATAAGTTGTGGTACCACTTAACATTGCAGAATAGGCGTCTGTTGTTTCTGATGCGGCGCCTTCCAATTGGATATGCAATACATCAAGTCCACTTATATATGCAGCATTGTAACCTATCCAACGTGCTATATGACTTTTACCAACACCAGACATAGCAAGGAATAACGAAAGCTGTGTTCGCAAATTTCTACCTTGGTTCAGTTCATCCAGTCCATCAATATAAAAACTATTGACCATTTTAGAAACAGGATTATCATTACGAACCTTGTTTTCTCTCAATCGTTCTTCATAAGTTTGAGCAATATCAATAAACTCTTCCGGCTTTAATGTAAATTGCTGCAATTTAACAGCCTCTCTTGTAAAGGATATCATTGCACTAATACGCTCACCATCCTCATATTTTTTAGAAACTTCCTTAAAAATCTTCTTGAACTGGACCAATTTCAAATACTCTTCAAACTGATCTCTGATACCGTCCATATCTACGCTTGTCGCCACTTCACGAATCTCTTCCAGCAATTCTGAAACTGCCCTTGAAGAGGATAAGCGCTGCGTAATGATACCATATTGCGGTGCAGTCTTATACTCTGCAAAATAACTCTTTAATGCTGAATTAAGCATCTGATATTGTTGGTCTGGAAGAAACCAATCTTCCATATATCTTGACACTACCGAACAAATTTGATTATTCGTTATGGCACAATTATACAATTCTGCTAAAAACTCGGATGTCAATACATTATCATTTTTCTTTCCTGCCATATTCTTCTTTTCTGAACCGCATAAGTTCTGGGTACTTTTTAGCAGTCATTTTTTCACACTCAACCCAGTAATCACATCGTCCACAAGTTTCAGACATTGGACTCCAGCCTGTAGTCGAACGCTGGCATAATGTCAATCCGTCTTCTGTATTCAGGAACCTTCTTTTTATTGTCTCTTCTGAAGCCAAATAAACCATTTTTCTTAATGGGTTAGGTTTTGGCTGTGCTATTATCACTGTTAATTTACTACGTGACAATTCTGCCTCATCCAACCATTGATTGATATAATAATTCATTCCGGATTTACCGTCAGCACTTAAAAATTGCTTTTTAAATTTATCCATAGCAGACTGGGAAAATAACCAAGTGTACTGCCATGAACCATCAGCAATAAATGAGCGCATTCGATACAACTGATAAATGAGATAATCTACAATCCTCTCATCATCAATGTCCGATACTCCAAATAAAGAGGGTAGCTGCTGCAACCCATTTTGTAGATAAATTGCAGCAACCCCACTTTGAGTGAATCTCCATTTAGGGTCAATCGTCCTCTTCACAACGGTCTCGATCATTTGTCGGACCTTTACGGTTCTTTCTTGTAATTCCATATTGTCTAAGTATATATTGTAATTCTCTTTTAGCCCAATATATCCGACTTTTCACAATATCTTCACTTCGTTTTTCAAGATGTCCCATTTTCCATTCGGCAGCAGTTATCTCCCTTATTCGGTGCCCTTGTACATACATCATAAATGGAGATAATCTCTGTGGAGGGATTTGCATTAATGCGTTATACATTTGATCTGAAATGTTATCTATCAGTGTTCCAAACCCCGCATCAACAATCATATTCGTTCCATTTTGATAAATGTCTTCATTGGTACACATTTCTATATCAGTCCAATGTGAAGCATCTTCTGACCGTTTTTTATTTTGATGAAAACACGCTCGTTTGACACAAATATGAATCCATGTATCAAGTTTCTGCTCTGGATTATATGACCCTATATAATTAAATAATTGGGCCAGACAATAATTATAATTTTCATCAACATCTTGATAATTATCAGTATATCTCCTTGTAAGACTTTTTATGCTACTGAAATTAGGAATGATGTACTTGTTGAAAAGTATTTCTTTCTCATTTGGACTTAACTGCTTACATTTAGCAGTTGGTTTGTCCGGTTTTGACGGCATTTTTGATGACATAAACTGCATTTATTGATTTGATTTTCCAAATAAATTCCAATCATACCACCACTTATTAAAGTTTATACCGATGAATGAAATACATATAGATATGAATCGCATCAGCAAGATTATCGTCACCATTTACCTCGATGTGATAACGCTTTTCTGCAAATTCCATCATCATCTTTTTATCCGCATTACCCTTACCAGTACCATGCTTCTTTATATCAGATGGCTTAAAAGTCACTATTGGTATATCCAGTGTTTCGCATACTTCAAACAAGATACCTCTAAACTCACAAAGTTTTCTGAAGTCAACAAAATGACCGAACACAACATCTTCTGCCGCAACAGCTTTAATGTTATGAGAGGTCATAATATCTATCAACCATTGTCTGAAATTTTTATGCTGTGCATAATCAGGACCAAGTTTTTTGGGAGCCTTTTCTGTATTAGGGAAATATACTGTTCCATAATCTCCAAGAGTATAGTAACCACAGTGTGTAGCTACATCAAATGCAATAACATCACCTCTTTTAAGCTGGCTTACATATTCTTCTGTTAATTTCTGCATAATACCATCATTTAGAGATTGTTGAAACACCTTGTTTTTTGACTATTAATAGCTTATGCGGATAACCTTCTGACACACCACCCTGAGTTATGAGCAATGACGTTTGCTTAAGTTTATTCAACGCTTCACAATAGGTAGCCATTCCAACTTCATCAGACTTGTCAAGCAATTCATCTATAATGATAAAATCAAGCCCCTTTCCTTCTTCACAATTAGAATTTGTCAACGTATGCAACGACAGGATACAAGCCAAATTCAATCTCGCTTTTTCTCCTCCAGAGAACTTATGATAAGAGCCACAGTCAATACCGTCCCTCATCACTTGCACAGATATTTTATCCCTAAACTTACCTGTCTTAGTGACTGTGAATCCTTCCAGTTTAAGTCGGATGTCAGAACCGATTTTTTCCAAGAAATCATTTACAATAAGAGAAAGAGCATCAATCTTCTTATTAGCGATATACGATTTGAACATTGTAAAATGAAGTTCCTGTTCTTTCAACCTATTATACTTAATTTCAATCTCTGAAGCTATTTTCTGAGCTGATTTAAGCTCATCTTGATATTTCTCCAATGATTCTTGTAATGATGCTTCAAAATCGGTTTCAGGAGCTTCAATAAGCTCTTTTTTGGACTGCTGGTATTGGCTCATTTGCCCTTTCAAGAACACAATTGATGAATCCTGCTGTTCAATGTAATTCTTGCCGTTCATAACACGCCCCTCTAAGATTCCAGTAATTTCACCAAACAGACGGTTACGCATTACTTCAATTTTACCATTCAACCGGTCAAGCTCATTTTCAGCATTAGTAAGCTGTTTCCGAAGAGATGTGACACTGCTTTCCGCCTGGTCCACTTTCACTGACAGAGATTTCAGTTTCTTGTATTCAGCATCCAATTCATTGGCGCGAACCTTCATCTTTGCATTAATAGAATCAATCTCTTCTGATTTTTTAGCCCCATCTTCATCAACAAAATCAAATTCTTTTATCAGTTTTGCGGCTTCCTCCTTCTTTTTCCTTTCTTCTGAACGCAAGTCATCCAATGTCTTTTTTACATCGTCAACAGTTATATCCTCATCAACAAAAAACTTATGTTGACATTTCGGGCAAACCACCGCTCCATTAAGTAAAGTCTCATTTCTGGAAATCAATGCGCTTAATTCTGCTTGGCGTTTCTTGTTAGCATTAATATCCTCTTCGATTTTATCAAGTTTTACATCTATCTTTGAGATTTCTGAATTGATTTTCTCCCTTAATGCAATATCTTTTTCAGTCAATTTTGTTTCATCGTCACAATGTTTCTTGTAAGATTCTGCATATTTCTGTTGCTCATCTTTGCTTTGTTTGAGAGTAGCAGTAGCATCATCAATTCTCCCTTTAATTTGCTTGATACTGTTTTTCTGTTCGGACAACAAGTTTTTGTATTGTTCGGACATCTTATCAAATTCACTGACAGTTTCAAGCTCATTATCCTCACACATTACTTTTATCTCATTGTATGCTTCAAGCAAAGACAAATTCGACTCGTCCAACTCTTTTACCTCTTTTTGAAGTCCGTTAAGTAAAACCAATCTCGATTCCGCCTTTTTTCTTTTTTCCTCAACAATTTCGATATCTGAACGGCACTTCTGTATCTGTTCGTCCAATCGCTCTATACGTGCGCCACGTTCTTGCCGAGCATTTGCTTTTTTCTCATCAACATGTTCCAATTCATTCTTAATAGCTGAAATAGATCCGTTGATACCAATTACTTTGTTATTGGCCACTGTCAATTCACTTATAACAGGGGCCATATCTTGTTGTAGTCGGTCAATGCTATCGTCTATAATTACTCCATTGCTAAAACGATTGATAATTTCTTTTTTGTTCTTATCCGAACAATCAAAAAATCCCTCATATTTATTATCGCAAAGAATAAAGTTATTATAAATTTCATCCTTTGTCAGCCCAATTTCACAAAGAATAAACTTGTTATAATCAGATACCGTAGGTTGAATTGTCTTGTCTGTTTCAATCTCTACACCGATACCATCATATTTATGGCACTCTATACTTTGCGGTGCATTACGACTGATGGTACGCTCGATGGTAAATGTTGTATTATTATAATCATTTACCAACCTAACATACACATAAGCATTTTCAGCATGATCATTAATAATTTCTTCAACGCTCTTAACCTTACGCAACTGCTCACCAGTCAAAGCGAAAGAAATAGCCTCAATTAAGGATGATTTACCAGAACCATTGCAAGGCTGAGAAGCATTGTCTTCGTTCTTTCCGAATATAAGTGTTGCCACACCCTGTTCTATGGAGAGTGAAGCCTCGTGAAAAGATACTATATTGTTAATTCTAATTTCTGCTAATTTCCACATGATTTTAACCCTCCAAGTATTTAATACCTAATTTGCTATCTATTGAATTTTCATTGCAATAATTCTGATATTCTTTCTTAATACCCTGTTTGTCATACTTTTCCTGAATACCAGATGTAGCTGACTCTTTCGGTAATGCGCTTTCTGTTATGACTTCGACCTTATTAAAGCCTAAATCCAATAACTTTTGCTTGTCAAAGAGTTTAGCCTGCTTTTCATTGCATTTCACTTTGACTTTATACTTGTACCGGTCATCATTTTCAAGTTGGAAATTATCAGTCTTGTCAGCATTTAATTCGATTGTTTTATAACGGGTATTAACCTCATTCTTAACAAAACCATAAGAACCGTCAGAATACAATATTGTGTACCCTTTCTCTTCATCCTCACCAAAATTTCCTTGACGTGAGGAACCGATATATTCAATATTTGTATTCTTGATTTTTACACGGTTATGATAGTGACCACACAATACAGCCTTAAATCCAAGCAGAGGCTCCTGCGGAAGTTCACATGGAATTTCAAAATCCCCTAAAGCACCATGCACACCTTCATGGATATAAAGTATAATATCATTTTGGGAAATATTCGGGTACTGTTTTAATGTGTCTTGAACTGCATGATACATTCGTTCTAAGAACGAACCATCCTCCGGGAAATAACTCATTACAAGTAATGCAAAGTCGCAATCTTCCCACATCAACACCTTATATACATCTATAACTTCGATACCTTTCAGACCAATCCATAGATGATTATACCCCTCAAAAGACTCTTGGTCCACAAGATCGTGATTTCCCTCTGCAATTGTGATATATAAACCCTGAGCCACGGCCCTGTTCAAAGCATTCTTGACAGCAAGTAATGTTGCCAATGTTTGTGATGCCCTGGAAGTAAACATATCACCACCTATTACAATGTCAGCAATATCCTCACGCTTACATATTGCAAGCATTTCATCCCAATTCTGATTAAAATCTGAAATATTATCTTTACTGACGTGTATATCGTTAATTAATAAAGCAATAGCTTCTTTCATAATTCCTGTCTATTTTGAAAATTAAAAAAATGAGAGGGTACGGGCACCATCCCAATAC